CGCATGAAAAGCTTTGCAGAATAATGCAAAAGCAAACCTTTGAACAAATAAAAGAAATGCAAGAACGAATTAAAAGATTAGAATATTGGATAGTTGGAGGTATGGGAGCTGTCCTTATAACTTTACTTACAGACGTCGCATAAAAATGGAACTTACTCGTAATTTTACTTTAGAAGAATTAACTAAATCGGACACAGCAATCCGTAAAGGGATTAATAATAATCCAAATGCAGAGCAAATAGAAAAACTAAAAGTGTTGTGTGAAAAAATTTTACAGCCAGTACGTGACCACTTCGGCAGGGTAAAGGTGACCAGCGGTTTCCGTAGCCCAGAGCTGTGTGTTGCAATCGGTAGCTCGGTTAATTCGCAGCATGCAAAAGCTGAAGCGGCAGATTTCGAATGTGTTGGAGTAGACAATGCTGAACTTGCAGACTGGATACATAGAGAATTAGAATGGGATCAATTGATCCTCGAATACTACACTCCAGGAGAACCTAACTCGGGGTGGATACACTGTAGCGTAACAGAAGGTATGGATAGAAAACAATTTTTACATGCATACAGATCAGAAGGTAAGACTAAATACAAACCTATACTAGGTAAAGCAAAAGAAATATTTGTTTAAATCCAATCTTTAAGTTCTTCACCTAATACTTCAGATGCTATATTTATTTTTCTACGTAAAGCTTTTGTTATTTTTTCATCGACTGTATCTTCAGCAATAAGATCTACATAAGTTACAGATTTTGTTTGACCTATTCTGTGTGCACGGTCCTCGGACTGTAAACGCTTCTCTAGGTCATATCCATTAGAATAGTAGATTACGGTGTTTGCAGCTGTTAAAGTAAGCCCATAGCCGCCCGTAGCGGGCGTTCCAACAAGAAACCGGCACTTAGGGTCGGACTGAAATTTACGAATATTATCTTGTCTTTCATCTTGTGGGGTTAATCCATAATAGTCAACCACGGACCCCGGACCATATTCTTTTACAATAGCTTCTATAATCTGAGTTATATCTCTTTGATAATTTGCCCAAATAATTCCTTTGCCTTCTGTTTCCTCTAATACGTTCATTAATTCTTTTACTCTATTGTTTTCAACTAACTGAGTTGAACCATCATCAGCTGTAAAATGTCCACAAGTTATTTGATGCAATCTCATGAGTTGAGTTAATACAGTTACAGTAGATGTAATCTTGCCATTAAGTGTAGCAAGAGCTGTTTTTTTCATTTGATCATATAATTTTCTTTGTTCACCAGTAAGAGTAATGTGTCTTTTTGTAAATATTTTGTCTGGTAAATCTAAACAATCTTCTTTTAATACTCTGTAAGAAAAACCTTGTAGTTTATCAGATAACTCTGCAAGGTTTTGAAAAGCATCAACAACTTGTATTGTTCTACCTCTAACATGCATAGATTTCATTACAGCGTATCTGTTTCTAAAAGAATAATAAGAAGCGTGATCTAAAAGATAAGGATCTAAAAATTCACACTGAGTATATAAATCTAATGGATTTTTTGTAACAGGAGAACCTGTCATAATTCTTTTGTACTTTGCATTTTTACCAAGGCCAATAATATTTTTAGTTCTTTTAGCTGTAGGTGTTTTAATAGTTGTAGATTCATCTATGGCCATTAACGCTTTATGTGAGTTTAAAAATTTACTAGCAAATTTTATACCTTTTTCTGTACTAAAAGCTTCAACGTTCATAACTAAAATATGTAAAGCTGTTTCTGTTTCAAACAAGCTTTCTAGTTTTTCTTGTTGTGTTTTTGTAATATGAGATTGCCACAATACAGACACATTTTCTATATGATCTGGTAAGTGTGTAGGTAGTTCTTGTTCATACCAAGTTTTAACAACACCTTTTGGTGCTATAATTAAAGCACTATCTATTTTACCTCTATCATATAACATTGCCATGTTATCGATTAAGACTTTTGTTTTACCTGTACCCATTTCCATAAAATAGGCATAAGTTTCTTTATTCCATGACTTTTCTAAAGCAGTCATTTGATGCTTGTAAGGTTTTGTTTTAAATTTATAATTCATATACTTTCTTTCTATTAAGCGGGACCAAAGGACGTATTAGAAATAACAAGTATCTCAGAAAGATACGTCCTAGGATGATCATCAATCTTTCCTAATCCCAATTGAAAGTTCTGAGCAAAGTTGATGAAATTTTGCCTATCGAAATTTCTCGTGAACTTTCTAGTTGACAATATACTTATTATAATTATATTGTCAAGGTATGTCAGAAAGAATAGTTTATGTAATACAACATGTTGCAGGAACGCAAGCAGGGAACCCTAAAATAAATATTATAGGTGCACAAAAATATGGTGACTTTAAATTTTTATTGCCGGAGTTTTCACAAATAATTTTTTCTCCTGGACCTTTAATTTATAAATTAAGAAAAGGATTAAAAAATTTTAATGAAAATGATCATTTGTTATTAACAGGTGATCCAGCTATAATTGGAGTTGCATGTTCTATAGTTTCTGATATTACAAACGGCAAATACAATTTGCTAAAATGGGATAAACAAGAAAGAAAATATTATCCTATTGCTATTAATTTATACGAGAAAGGAGAAATAGATGGCAATTAACTTTGAACAAGACCAACAAGATGCAATGAGTAAAACTGAACACATTCAGTCTCTTGCAGATCAAGTACAAATGTTAGAGGGTTTACACAATAGAATAGAAACTAGTGAAAACAATCTAAAAGATTTGAAAAAAGAATACCAACGTATATCAGGTGAGGTAATACCAACCATGATGTCCGAGATGGGTTTAGCAGAATTAAAACTTCAAGATGGATCACATCTTAAAGTTTCAACGTCGTATCGTGCAACCATAACGGAAGCAAATAAAGAAGCGGCGTTTAACTGGCTTCGTAACAATGGACTAGGGGATATAATCAAAAACGAGATATCCGTATCCTTTGGTCGCAACGAAGATAACAAGGCGGCTGATTATGCCGATCTTGCAAAAGGTCAAGGGTTTCAACCGACACAAAAGATGAAGGTTGAGCCCATGACTTTAAAAGCGTTAGTCCGTGAGCGTATTGAGGCAGGTAAAGAGATGCCAACGGAAATCTTTGGGGTTTTCTCAGAGAATAAGACAACAATAAAAAGGAACAAGTAACATGAACCAAGTAACGGAAAAAAAGAATGGAGCATTAGCAACATTTGATATGGAAGCAGATGCACAACAAGGTACTCAAAATATATCGCAAGACGATCTTGCGTTACCATTTTTAAAAATTTTGGGACAACTATCTCCAGAGGTAAACAAAAGAGATGGTAAGTATGTCGAAGGCGCAGAGCCCGGCAAAATAATCAACACTGTCACTAACGAACTGTTTGACTCTTTAAATGTCATACCAGTTTTTTATAAAAGACAGTATGTTGAATGGCAAGACAGAGGTACCAGCACTGGTGCACCTGTTGCGATACATAGTGCAGATAGTAATATCGTTAGTCAAACGACTAGAGGTAAAGACTATAAAGATAGATTACCGAATGGTAACTATCTTGAAAACACTGCAAATCACTTCGTGCTAACTCTTGGTAAAAGCCCAGAAAATGTAGAACATGCATTAATTTCTATGAAGTCTACTCAATTAAAAGTGAGTAGAAAATGGAACTCAATGATGATGGGTATCAAGATGCAAGGTAAAAATGGTTTGTTTACTCCGCCAACATACAGCCACATTTATAAACTATCTACTGTTCAGATGTCTAACGACAAAGGAACATGGTTTGGTTGGGATGTGTCAAAAGCTGGTCCTGTTGAAAATAGAGGAATCTATGACATGGCTAAAACTTTTGCAGCGTCTGTAAGTAAAGGTGAAGTAGAAGCTAAACCTGAAACCAAAGAAGCTAAAAAAGAATTTAGTTTATAATTTCCTGCAGGGATGGGCGTCGAAGCGAGAGTGGAAACGCCCACTCAAAACTTAATAAAAAAATAAATGAATAAAGAACCTATAAGTTATGTAGATTGGTTGGATTTGGATAGGATTATTATACCCTGTCTGAAAGGTACACCAAAGGTTAAAAAGTATACCGACCCAGATTTTAAAATAGAGAAAGATATATGGAACAGGGATCACGAAACAGCAGAGATTGCACTAAGATTAGATAACGATGTTGATTTAGATATCGATAATGAGTTTGTAAAAAAATTTGTAGATTTTTATGTAAAAGATTGTGGTGCTATTTTTGGAAGAGATGGCAATCCAACTAGTCATTACCTCTGGTCAAACAAAAGTAAAATTCCATTTAAACAATTTAGATTACCAGATGAGTTTGAAAAAGATTTTAAAAATTTTCCACACGGTTCTATGATATGTGAGTTAAGAACTGAAAAAAAAAGATACACAATAGTACCTGGGTCTTTACATAGTAAATCAAAAACAAATGTAAGATGGGAAAAATTTGAAGAGATAAGAGAGTATCAAGGTAATTTACTTATTGATGTAGGTAAAGCTGCTTTGTCTGCAGCACTAACAATTATATATCCAACAACAGGAAGTAGAGATGAATATTGCACAGCAATTGCAGGAGTATTAGTTAAGAATTCTGATTGGACAGATGAACAAATAGATTTATTTATTTCTAGAATTGCGGAAGCAGCAAACGATGATGTCAAAGAAAGATTAAAAAAAGGAACTACAACTAGAAAAACAGATAGAAAGTTTGGTGTAAATAAAATTCATGAACTTACAGGTTACAGTCATAGAAACATTCAAGGTTTGTTTAACTGGATTGGAATTTTTGAAAGCATAACAAATCAGGTATCGCAAGATACTATTGATTTTATAGAAGAGTATGGTGCAGATAGATATAACGTTTATTTAAACGTTCCAGAAAAAGAAGAAATGATTCAAAGAAAAGTTTGGATTGATGGAGCATCACTTATGAATCCAAAAATATTTTATGATTTAGCTATGAGTCAAGCAAAAGTATGGCTACCAAGAATGAAAGCAATAGACTTTGAAAAAATGATGATGACTAAATTTTATGCAAGAAAGTTTTCTAAAAACTATGTGAAAGAAGCAGAAGACAAAGAACAATTCAAAAGAATATTTTTAGATTATCTAGATGTAAAAGGTGTGTACACAGATAAGGAACAATTGTTTATTCATAAACTGCCTTATTTTAACGATAAAAAATCTACAATAGAATTTGATTTAAACAATTTTGAAAAAGAATTAATTAAGAATAGAATAAATTTACAAAGAGTTGACCTTGTTAATAAACTTCAAACTATTTTAAAAGCAAAAAGAGACCGTGGTAAATACAAAGGTAAGTCTTGCATTGCGTGGGTAATAGAAGGAGAGAAGACAAATAATCAAAAAATAATATGGGAAGGTGAAGCTGTAGTCATAGGAGATGAAGCAGGAAGTATGATAGAAGATGAATAATATAAAAACACCAGAATTTATTCCTGGTCCTCCTGGAACAGGTAAAACTCATATATGGTTAAAAGATAAGTATGCTGAGTTGTTAAAAAAATATTCTTGGGAAAGAATAGTAGTTTTATCTCATACTGTTTTAGCTGCAAAAGAAATTAGAAAAGCTGTAAAAGGTTTACCAGAAATACAAAGTGTACCTGATACAAGATTAGAAGATCAGATTTGTACAATACATGCTTATTTCAAAGCAGAGTATTTACCTTTACAAAAATATGAAAAAGAAGAACATGAAAGATTTTGTAATGAAAATCAATCTATGAAAATTTGGAATAAAAAAAGTTGGGAAAAACATCCTGTATATGAATACAGTTCTCATTCACACGGTAAAGGTTTAGATTTTAATAAGTATTGGGCTGTGTGCGAGCCTTCTCGTTATTATCCTTATAGTAAAGATCAACTATATAAATTAATAAAAAAATATAACACATTTAGAAGTGTGCATAAAAAAATATCTTTTGAAGATATGATAGATAATTTTTTATTTAAAGCAGAAACACCAGAAGATATAGATGTTTTAATAGTAGATGAAGCCCAAGACTGCAGTAAACCTCAGATAAAAGCTTTGCAAAAAGCAGCTACAAAAGCTGAAGAATTTATTTTTATAGGAGATGCGGACCAAACTATTCACGAATATGCAGGATCTGATCCTGAATTTTTTTATGCATTAGCTAATTCAAAAGAGGCAAAAGCAAACGAACTTACTGAGGGTAAAAGATGTGGTCAAACTATAAATAAAATATGTAAAAATATTATTAGACCTGTTTGGGAAAAGTATGGTGATTATGCAAAAAGAACTTGGACTCCAACAGAAACCGTTGGAAAATCTTATTGGATTCCAAGCTTAGAACAAAGTTGCCAAGCTAAAAATATTTTAATTAATAAAATATTAAACACCAATGAAACTTTTTTATTTACATACAGAGGGAACCCTACTCATAAAAGAATAAATCAATTTTTACAAGATAATGGAATAGACTATTCTTTGTTATCAGGAAATCCTCATGTGTCCAGGAAACACTTTCAATGTTTTAAAAGTTGGAAAACTTTTTTAAAAGATGCTGTTTCTAAACAACAAGTATTAGACTATTGGCCTATAATAGGTAAGTCAGTAAAAGCTCATGGTAAAAGCGACGTAGATAATTTAAAAACTTTAATTAATAAAGATTATAATATTCAAGAATTAATTGACATGGGATTTATAAAACCAGAAGCAAAACAATTTGAAAGATTTTCACAAGTTGTAACTAAAAAAGAATTAATAGAAAAAACACCATACATTAATAAAGTTTTAATAAATGGTATGGATACAGATAAAACTCCAAGAGTTAAACACGATACAATACACAAAGTAAAAGGTTTAACATTTGATAACGTTATAGTTGACTTATCAATTTATAGACAAGAACCTCGTAGTTTTGAACCAGTAAGATTAGCTTATGTTGCTTACAGTAGAGGTAAAGTAGATTGTTGGAGCATAGGAAGTTCTTCTCCTAGTAGAGCTTCTTTAGCAGGAATACAAAATCACAGAAGGGATATTTTAGAACTATGAAAAAGAAAAACGTTTGGGACAAGCAGCACGGAGGATCTCATTATCAAAAGTATAAAATTCAACCCAGTAAGTTTGTAGTAGAGAACGAATTGCTATATCCCGAAGGTTGTGCTATAAAATATATAATACGTCATCGAGACAAAGGAAAGAAGCAAGATTTATTGAAAGCAATACACTTTATAGAAATGATTATAGAAAGGGATTATAATGTGTAACACGCCAAAAGATTTAGATTTACAAGATGTAAATGTTGTAGCTATTGATATAGAAACGTACGATCCTAATTTAAAAACAAAAGGTTTAGGAGCCATAAGAAAAGATGGTTTTATAACAGGTGTTGCAGTTGCAACAGGAAAAGACACAGTATACTTTCCAATACATCATTCTGATAATATTTTAGAAGGTGAAGAATTAGAAAATTTTTGGAAAGAGTTAAACGAAAAACTTTTACAAAACGATAAAATTACAAAAGTATTTCACAATGCAATGTATGATGTTTGTTGGCTTCAAGCAACAACAGGTAAAAAACTTAAAGGTCGTATTGTTGATACTATGGTAGCTGCATCTGTAATTGATGAAAACAGATTTAAATATTCTTTAGATGCTTTGTCTAAAGATTATCTTGACGACAATAAATACAAATATGATTTACAAGAAAAAACTTTTGAATGGTCTGGAGGTATGCAAAAGGACCCAATGTCTAACATGCATAAGCTGCCATCTAAAGTAGTAAAAGAATATGCTAAACAAGATGTTAATTTAACTTTAAAACTATGGAATCTTTTTGATAAAAAATTAGATGAAGTATTATATATTAAACCTGAAAATAATAAAACATATAGTTGTAGAAATATTTTTGAATTAGAAACAAGATTGTTTCCTTGTTTAGTTGAAATGAAATTTAAAGGAGTTAGAATAGATGTCCAAAAACTTGACCTACTTGGTAAAAGACTAACACTTAGAAGAAATAATCTTTTAAAAATAATAAAGAAACATACAAAGTTAGATCTTCAATTATGGGCAGCAACTTCTATTAAAGAATTATTAAATAATCGAAAGATAACAAAATTTGAAAAAACACCTAAGTCAGGAATGCCTAAACTTCCAAAAGACTTTTTAAAAACTCATGAAGATAGATTTTTAAGAATGGTATCAAAAGCAAGAGAAGCTGATAAGGCTGTAAATACTTTTATCGAAGGTTTAAAAGGATATGTCTACAAAGGTAGAATTCATGCAGATATAAATCAAATTAGAGGTGATGGAGGAGGAACTGTGACTGGTAGATTCTCAATGAGTAATCCAAACCTACAACAGATACCTTCCAAAGGTTATATAGGTAAGAAGATGAGGGAGCTATTTATCCCCGAGGAAGGCCATACATGGGGTAGTTTTGACTATTCTCAACAAGAACCGAGGATTGTGGTGCATTATGCTCTTAAACACAAAATGAGAGAAACAGACGATTTAAAAAAGAAGTTTGATAATGATAAAGCAGACTTTCACCAGATAGTAGCAGACATGGCTAAGATATCTAGAAAACAAGCTAAGACAATTAATCTGGGTTTGTTTTATGGTATGGGTAAAGGCAAGCTACAGGCAGAATTAAATTTAGATAAAGATCAAGCTAAACAATTATTTGATACTTATCATAGAAGAGTTCCTTTTGTTAAACAATTGTCAGATGCTTTAATGGGTTTTGCTCAAAAAAACAGATTAGTTTTTACTTTAGAGGATAGGTTTTGTAGATTTGATAAATATGAAAGTGTTAATAAAAGATGGAATAATAAGATACGTAAATTTGAAGAATGGGATCCAGAAGCAAAAGAAAAAATTAATGAAAAAACTGGTAAAATTACTTACGAAGGGGACTGGATAGCTCCTAAACTTTTATCAAAAGAAGAAGCATGGAATAAATTTAAAATAGATTTTAATACTAAATCAGAAAAAAAAATAGAAGAACATACAAAGGAAGAAAGACGAGACTGGTTTAAAAACTATTTTACTCCTGCTTTTACTTACAAAGCTTTAAATAGATTGGTGCAAGGATCTGCTGCTGATATGACAAAAAAGTCAATGGTTCTATTATATGAAAAAGGTATAGTACCCCATATACAAATACACGATGAGCTTTGTGTATCAATCAAGGATGAAGAAACACGGATCATGGTTCAACAATTAATGGAAACTGCTATACCTCTTAAAGTTAAGAACAAGGTAGACTATGAATCAGGACCAAATTGGGGTACAATAAAATAATGTTTTTAATAGACACTTACTTAGATAAAAGTAAAATTCAAGGCATTGGTGTTTTTTCAAAAGAAAATATTACTAAAGGTAAAAAAATAAAAGAAGTAAGGCCAGAGTTTGAGATACGATTTAACAAAACAAATCTACCTAGAATGCCTTTAGCTTTAGCTAATTTTATACAAACACATGCTCATGAAGAAAGTGAAAATGAATATTGTTTAGGCATAGATAATGAAAAATATTTAAATCACAGTAATAATCCTACTGTTGATGAAGATGGTATAGCTTTAAAAAATATAAAAATAGGCGACGAAATTACAATAGACTATAGGGACTTTGATGATAATATTGAATTATGGCTTACTTAAATGCAAACATACCACCAACTTATGCACAAATAAAAAGAGAATATTTATATGACTGTAAAAAACATCATGGAGAAGTTAGTGACTGTATTATCTTTGGTCTTAGCGCTCTTACAGGTCGTGCTATATTATTTCATGCTATTATGGAAAACGGTGCAATATTTTATCGCTTACCAATTAGCGCGTTTATTCAAACGGGATTTGAACCTTCCAGAGTCCCCACAAGAAGACTTGATGAACTACAGCTCTGGAATTGTTTTTCTTATTATCCTTCTGTTCATCGTTGGGATATCTTAGACGGACAAGCCGGTAAGTATATAGGTAAAGATAAAAAATGGCACCCAGGTAAATATTTATTTACAGTTGACTTTGCACATCCAGACAGTAATATACTTGACACTGATCATTCAGAGATACCGCACGAACACAAGTGCGCTCACATTATTGCATTAGACGACGGCAATTTTGCAGCACAACCTAACAATCGATGTATATGGGATATACCTTCTTTCACCGTGAAAGATGATATTCCTGATTGGAAAGTTCAAACTTCTGAATGGAATGTAGAAAATAGTAGAGCGTGGCGGACAGAAGATACCGACAAGTTCTTCTATGAAATTGAGGAGAAAAAAAAATGATTAATAAAATAAAAAATGTGTGGACAAACCACAAAGTATGTACGATTGCTATTGCAATTTTAGTGTAATAGTAATTATTAAGTAATGAATTCAGGAGATAGCCAGGATGGATTACAGATTTACAGCAGTGTTGATAATTTTGTTGTGTTTACTGGCTATTTTCGTTCGTCCGCCATCTTACTCCTCATTGAAAATAGATAAAAAAGATTATATAATCCCACTTAAAAAACCAGGGGCAGGAATTGATAATGCCGGTTGGGATAAAATAGAATGAGTAAAAAACCTTTAAATATATCTGAAGAAGCTGCTGTGCAGATGCCGATGAAAACGGTTGCCTCTCTGATTTTGCTCG